CACCAGTTTTGACTTCGTTGAAGAAGGTCTCGTCGTTTGCGACTGCCTGACCATCATACTTCGCACGCATTGCGAAGATGAGTCCAGTAGGACCAGACATTGGTTGAACGCCAGCAAGGTCATATGCGACCAAGTTGGGCATTGCACGTCTGATCAATGAGATCAGAACGGGGTCGAAACCAGCAACAGGACCAGCAGCAGTAGCGCCAGAACTGAAACCAGAAGCACCAACGCCTGCACCAGCAGAGGCGTTAGAACCAGTGCTCATCGTAGGAATTGCTTCAGACAGGATCTGACGCTCTTCGCGAATTACACGCTCTTGGTTTTCGAGCAGGATAGAAGTGACAGCTTTCTTGTAGTTATCTTCGATTGGAGGAAGATCACAATGGTCAAGAACAGGTGCCCACTTTTCCTGGAGGTGTTGGGACATGCCTAACATTTTTGTTTTCTCCGATTTAAAAGTAAGTGGTTAAAATTTAATTAATTCCCGTAGCGGGAGATTGCGTTGACATACGCAGACATCGAACCCTCTACAGGGGATGCAACTTCACCAGTTGCAATGTCTTCCTTCAGTTCTACCTTTGCCTTAGGAAAATAGTTTTCCTTAATGGTTTCAAGTTTTGACTTGAAGGATTCCTTCGATTCAAACTCAACACCTTCAGCAAGGGAAGCGAACTTCTCTGCTTGGGTATCGGCAAGACCTTTGGAAACTTCGGTAACAATGGACTCTTTAACAAAAGAGTTTACTGTACCGTTGAGTGACATATTGGTTTCAATTTGCTCATTGAGCTTTTCTTCCATTTCATCAAGTTTGTCTGTCATCTCTTGCATAACATCATATTTTTCTTCAGGGAGTTGTACATAATTTGCTTCAAAAAGATTCTTCATGCCGTCCATGAAGGACTGCATCATCTCTAATTTAATACCGTTGTGGAGTTCGATTTGATTCTCTTTCTTCCACTCTTCGGCAACGTAGTTGAGGAACTTGTCCATTTTCTCAGCAAGTTCCGACTTAACGGTTTCGACTTGCTCAGTAAGACGTACCTCGAATGACTCTTTAATCTTCTTAGATTCTTCAGCAAGTTTTGACTTGACTGCTGCTTCAAAGATTGTTCTGGTCTTTTCTTTGAACTCTTCGGAAAGTTCTTCGCCAGCGATCAGAGCATTAACATCCTCTTCAACACTGAACTCTGCTTCGACTTCAGTAGCTTCAGCAACTACTTCTTCGGTGGACTCCTCTTCTTCCTTGAGTTTAGCAGGGGCAGAATCACCAGGTTTAGCGTTTTTGGTAACGTGACCATCGCTAACTTTAGATGTACCCTTGTTATCAATCTTAGATGAATTATCATCCTGCTTGTAGTTCTGGTTGGTAGGACCACCCAGATTGTCCTTAGCAGTATCTTGAGGAGCAGGGATAGTAGCAGCTACCATGCCATCTGCCTTTCTAGCACCATCAGTTGGCGCTTTCTCATCAAGAGTTTCTTCTGCGAAGGTTTCAAATTTCTGGTCAACTGATGCTGACATGTGCTATTTCTCCTTAATATAATCTTTAAAGTTGTGCTATAGTTTATTTATACATTACAATCCTTTTAAAAATTGTTCAAACGCGGAAACCTTGCGCTCTTGAATGTTGTATAATGTTGCGGAGTCCAATTGTTTTTTAATTGAACTGATGTATCGTTCAGTAAGAATTCCATTATTCCATACCCATTCTTTACCTTCCATAATACCTTCGACGAAAGCATCAGGAGCAGAAGGATCTGCTACGATATCAGCAGCAGTGGCAAGCATGAAGTCATCACGGACATATGATGTACCATTCTTTTCAGTAATTGATCCAATACCACGGGATGAAACGCCTAACTTAACTCCCTCGTCAATTAAATTCTTGGCAATTTTACCCATAGGAGTGTCAAGAATTTTCGCTTTTCCAATAAAATTATGTCCTTCTTTTTGAAGTGAAATAATTTTATGAGATACACGATCTAAATTAACGGTGGGTCCCTCAGGATGTCCGAGTTCTCCGAGAGCACGATCCTTAGAAATATATGATTCAGCATAACGACCGACTTCTTTTTCAAGAACATCCATCGAATAAACTCTGTTATTTCTATTTTTAATATCTGCTTGT